ACTGGTGCTGGCCATCAACCAAGACTATATGCTTGGGCCGTTTCCGCAGGTGGAGTTCAATGATGGTAATGGTGCCTGCAACTTCACGTTGACTTCTGTGACGGCCATCAGCATCGCAGCGGTGAGGCTCGGCAGTAATTAGTGCTGAGACGTATGAGCAGAACGGAGGGCCGTGAAATTCGGCCCTCACAAATTTAGGGAATTACAAGAATTGAAAAGGAGAACCAAAATGCACTATAGAAACGGCCGTGAAGCGAAGAATGGTGACAAGATCGTGAAACTGGAAGCCGGGAAGGTAGTCGCCTACGGCGTACTCCACAGCGCAACTCCGGGGAATGATTACTGCAACGGCAATATTGCAGTAATCCAGCCAGCCAATGACTACGCCTGCATGGTCGATTGTCTCCATGTGGATGATGTAGCGGAAGTGTTGGCCGACAAAGGCCTAGACAAACGACCTTAAGGTAAATAGGGACTTAAGTATATAAATCCCCAAATTTAATAAAGGGAGACCCAGTATATGAGTACTATCGCAGTCAATCTTATCAAGCCTGAGTTGGACCGCCTGCCCACTCAGCGTCTGTACATGGCAGAACAAGCGTGGGGAAACTTGAAGGGAACGCACGGCAACTTCTCGTATGACAACGACAATCCTGGATACGTTCATCAGCACGTTGCTTCTTGCCTTTATATGGCTGGTGCCAAGAAGCTGGTGTTCCTGCCGAACGTGTACGGCATTCCAGACAAGGCAGCGCCGACTGAACTGTACCTGCCGTTGCTTGATGCTGAATGCAAGGCGCAGGGCGCGCAGTGGTGCGTTCAGGTTGACAAAGGTATGGTCAACCATGCCAGTGATCCAACGGCCACGCTGCAGGCCCAGATCAATCGCTACTCGCAGCTGTATTTCGGTTCGCAGGCGTACTTGAAAGACTCTGGCGGCAAGCCTGCGATCTTTGAGTTCGGCGTAAAGAAGCTGATTCCAAACTGGGATGGCTTCTGTTCCATCAACAACAAATTCACTTTCATTTGTCAGCAGAACGGTACACACTCGGCGCCTGCCTGTTACGCCTGGATCAACCCGTTTGATGGCAATTGGACGCCTCAAAAATATCTGCAGTCTTTTGTTGCCAATCCTGCGACAAACATCATTCCGGCCGTGTGGCGCGCCTTCAACGATGGCAATCCAGCGAACGAAGCGCGCAGCGTTTGGAACGTTGACCAGCCTGCACGCGTCCACAAGTCCATTGATCCTGCTACTGGTAAGACGTTGCTGTCTGAACTGGTTGATGTGCTGGTGGCCACCAAGCGCACGTTTGAAGGCGTGATCTACGCCACCAGCAATGACAAGCAAGAAGGATCAGCAAGCGAAACGTTCTTCAACTTGGAGTACGATCTCAGCAGATGGCCCAATCTTCAGTTGTAAGAATAAGGAGTCGGCATGAAAAAGAAAGCGCAACGCAGGCCCACCAAGACGTCGGGTTCACAGCGTCTTGGCTTGTCACCTGATCAGTTCAGCGAAGTGCTGGACTTCTTAGAAACAGTTCCGGGCCTGCAGGAAGCGTACACTCGCGCTGACATTGAGCTGGCGCTGGATGACCGGGGATGGATAGTCCCCGGTCGCCAGTGGACAGCTGCAGATTTGGACACTACCACGCGCACTACCTTAGTTGCGAAGAGCCGCCTGTATTGGAACCGTGATCCTCTAGCAAAGCAGGCCGTTCGCCTGTGGACAGATTACTCGCTTGGAAATGGCATGGTGTACAACTGCGACGATACTACTGTGCAGGCCACGCTTGAAGCGTTCTGCAAGCATCGCCGTAATAAGCACTTGATGGGCAGCGAGGGCCAGCGTCGCAGCAGTAAGAAGCTTCTGGTGGATGGTGAACTTTTCTTCGCAATTTTTGATGATGAACCTGTAAAGACAATACGGCGCATTGATTGTCTGCAGATAACAGACTTCATAACTGACCCTGACGATGATGAACACGTGCTGGGCTATCGCCGTCTTACGGCGGCCAACAAAATTCTGTATTACGCTGATTGGAGGTGCGATGATGATGACCTTACTCTTCTGTCTCAGCAGAAGGATCCGCAAACTAAGGGGATCATCGGAAATGAAGTCCAAGCAGATGTCAAGATCTACCACATTCCTTTTGACACACTTGTCAAGCGAGGAAATGGGTTGCTGTTCGCGGTCTGCGACTGGAGCAAGGAACACAGGCGCTTCATGGAAGCGCGCGTCGCCATTACGCAAGCCTTGGCAAAATTCGCATGGAAAGGCGAAGTTCAAGGTGGCCAAGCGGTCATAGACAATCTGCGCCGTCAGCTAGAAAGCAGCTATGCGCAGGCTGGCATGACCACCACTGAGCGGCATCCGCAGAACGCGCCTGCTTCTACGTGGTTGCAGAATAAAGGCGTCAATATGACGCCCATGCCTCGCAGCACAGGCGCTGGTGATGCTGAAGGAGATGGCAACCAGTTGAAGTTGATGGTCAGCGCAGGCACTGGCATCATGCTGCATTACTTCGGCGATCCCAGCACTGGCAACCTCGCCACGGCCACGGCCATGGAACTGCCGATGTTGAAGATGTTTGAAAGCTATCAGCAACTGTGGGCCGATGCTTATCGTGATCTGTTCTCAGTTGTTCTTGATGAGGACTTGGATACTGAACCAGCCATTATTGACGTTGATCTGCCGCCAATTCTTGCTGACGACCTGCAGAAGCTGGGCACGTTTATTACTGCCGTGGCTGGCGTGTTTCCAGAAGTCAAGGTGCCGGAAGTGCTGCAGATGTGCTTGATCAGTCTCGGCATTAACAACATAAGTGAGGTGATGGACGCTATAAAGGTTCAGCGCGAAAAGAATGACAAGGCAGCCGCTGAACTACTGAAGAATCCGCCGCCTGTGGTTCCGGGTGCCGCTGGTGGGCCGCCTGCCGTAACACAAAGCGCTGAAGCGATGATTAAGTTTGCTGAAGCTGTAATGAAGCTAGAAAAGTTGATGAGTTGAGTGCTACATGGAGAAGCGTACTCAGTGTTGGAAAGTAGATTAGAAAGATGGGGAAATATGATGCTTGGTTCAAGCTTGCAATCTCTGGGTTACTTGCTATTGCTGGCAAGCTGCTACTTCATTTTGTTGAGCGCGCTGAAAGGCGTGCGGATAAAGCTGAAGAAAGAAAAGAGCAGGAGAGGCGGCACGTTGCCAGACGCAGCCATGACAGTGTACGCGATACTCACAAACGAGCGCATCATAACACAAGCAATGATGGCTAGAATGCTGGTTATCGGTTTGGCTGTGGGATTCGTTGCAGGTTACAACGGAAAAGTTATTCAACATTATCACAGCGTGGAAACGTTCAACGCAAACCTGAACAATCAACCAGATAAGATTTTCGGTATTCACGTGCTGCATTTTGTGGGTGACGGGAAATACTTGGTGCGCATTCCGAACAATAGCAAGCCAGAATGTGTTCACGAAGATTGCACTATGAAGTTTTACCCGTTTGTTCCTGAGTTTGAAGATGACAGCTACCTTGAATGGATAAAACTGCGCTGGACTCCGCAGGGAATCAATGTCGCTGATCCTGATCTAGGGTACAAAGTTCTTCGTGCAAACGGCGAACCAGTAAAGTTTTCGCAAGTTCGGTAACTCTATAGAAAGGAGAAACCATATGGCCAAGAAAAAGAAAGCTGAGCGCGCTGCTGATGAACCGATTGAACCGATCAAGGCGCGAGTCAGGCTGGTGGTGCAGGCAAACGGCGAACTCAAGATGTGGATTGACGATCCCGCAACCTTGGAAGAGCTTGAATCAGGCGTGCACTACGAAGCTGAGCTGTCACTGACTGAGTGGACGCCTACAACGTCTGCTGATGGCGGTGACAAGCCTCCGCACTAGAACCAAGCAACCTGGAACAATGTTGTTCAAACGTCAAACAAGGAGCTGTCTATGTGGCAATTCGCAGGTGGAGTGGTAACAGGTGGCGCGCTGGTGTACCTGTATTACAGGTTCGGCAACAAAGCGGCCCAGCTGGGCCGTGAGCTGCTGCAGCGCGCACAGAATGACATCAAAGTTGCGGAAATGCACGTGAGGTCATTCACAGTAAGATGAAACTGCTGAACTTCATTACGGCCCTGACTGAACGCGCTACGCGCCCGGGATTGCTGGGTGTCGCTGGACGCGGCCTTGAGCGTAGATGCACGCGTGAGGTCGGGGCTTATTTTCGCGATCTAGCAGTTGACATCTACAAAGTCAGGCTTGAAGAAGTGGCTGGGCCGCACGGCAGTAACGACGAAGATATAGTGCGCCACGCCATTATGATGAAGCTTTCAAATGTTCTACGACGTCATACAAGCGTGTTGAAGCTGGTTCTGCAGAACAACTTGGCAGCGGCCTACGAACTGGCGCTGCTGATTGAATACCATCAAGAAGCCAAACGCGATATTCAGCAGAAGGGATTGGACAAGCTAGGGCCAAGCGGCGAAGTGGCCGCCAAGTGGGCCAGCCAGAGTACTGCAGACTTGGTAACTGGCATTAACGATACTACGCAGAAGCAGATAGCTGATGTGATCATGCAGGGCATACGCGATCGCGCTGGCGTTGGCGGAACAGGTCGCTTGATACGTGATGTGCTGGAAAATGCCAGTAGATATCGCGCTGAAATGATAGCCAGCACAGAAATGAACAGAGCCATGAGTACGGCGGCCCTGCAGAAGATGGGCGCAATAGGCATTGAGTACAAGCAGATTATTCTTAGCGATAATGCCTGCCCTGTATGCGAAGATGCAGCTGATCAGGATCCACTGCCTGTTGACGAAGACTACGATACTGATGACGGTCCGCAGGCTGGGCCGCCATTTCACCCGAACTGCCGTTGTGCTGTAACTGGTGCACGGCCTCCTGAGGAGGAGTAGGTATGAAAAGCAGAATTATATTTCCTGCTGAAGCAAGCCTGAGCACCAGCGCCAGCTTCAGTGCTATTCGTGACAAAGTTTCCAACGCTCTTATGATGAACGTGCGCGCAGGCGTTGACATGGATTGCGATGGCGACGGCATGGATGACACAAACGATTACGCTTGGGTACAGGACATCTACCCAAGTTCAGTCATCTACAGCATGAACGGATGTCTGTATCAGTGTGACTACAAGATAGATAAGAACGACAAGGTCACGTTCGGTACGCCACAAGAAGTTGAGACAGTGTACAAGCCTGTCGGTGAATCTATGCGAGTATGGGCACTGCAGGCCACCAGTTTGAAGGAGGCAGCATACGATGCAGCCACAGGTAAGCTCACCATCAAAGTGATTGAAGCTGGTTTCAACAAGGGTAAGGGCCGTTACTACCCAGCAGAAACATTGAAGCGTGATTACAAGATCTTTGAAGGTGCCAAGATGTTCGCTGATCACCAGACTGACGCTGAGGCAAGAGTGCGTCCGGAGGGCAGCGTTCACAACTGGGTGGCCAATGTTCAAAAAGTGTGGGCGGAAAGCAGCGGCACCATTCGTGCCGAGGCTTGCGTGATAGATCCGCCCTTCAAAGCCAAGTTGGCAACTTTGGCTGAAAAGAATCTACTGGGCGAAATGGGAATTTCCATTCGCGCAGTCGGTGAAGCGCGTGAGCGCGAAGTGGAGGGCGTCAAAACGAACTATGTTGAGAGCCTGCTGCGCGCGCGATCCGTTGATTTCGTGACCTACGCTGGCGCAGGCGGCCAAGTAGAAGCGATGGAGTCAAGTACGGCCAACGAGTTTGATCTGGACATTGTGACTGAAGCGCAACTGCGCGAACGTCGCCCTGACCTTGTCACGCTTGTTGAATCTTCCGCCTCGGAGAAGAATATGAAAACTCTGGAACAGCAACTTCAGGAAGCCACCACGGCCTTGGAAACCGAGCGCACAGAGCACGGCAAGACCAAGACCAAACTCACGGAGGCGGAAACGGCCACGAAGAAACAGGCCGCTGCCACCGAGCTCACTAAACTTCTAACTGAATCCAAGCTTCCCGCAGCTGCGCAGGACAAGCTGAAGAAGCAGTTTGAAAACGCCACTGAAGTCAAAGGTATAAAGGAAGCCATTGACGACGAAGTGGCCTACATCAAGTCTGTCGGCGGCACCGGAACAGCGGCAACTGGCACCACCACCAAGAAGAACCTCGGCGCCAAGGATAACAGCTCTCATGAAGAAAAAGACAAGAGCGGCGAAAAGCCGAATCTGGTTGAAGCCTTCAGCTTGCTGATGCCGAACAAGAAAGAAGCTGAGCTGGCCGCGAGCAGGTAGTTTGCGCAGGGCCACGGTAGTAGAAACAAAAATTTGAATTTGAAAGGGAGCAAAGGTTTATGAAAAACTTCTTACAGCCCGGAGATCAGGTGTCGCTTCTGGCTTCTCAGTGGGTTCACCCTGCGCACGCTGCAGGCGATACGTACACGAACCTCGTCGGGCCTGGACAGGGCTTGGCCGTGCCCATCAATCAAGTTGAAGGCGGCGATCCTGTTGTTTGCGGCCAGCTTGTCGGCGTGGCAAACTATGATGCTCTGCAGGCCACAGATAGCGTGGTCGCAACGACGCGTGGAGTTTTCATGCTGTCTGTTGTCGGCGTTAACGCAGGCGGCAACGTGGCTGTCGCAGTGGGCGATCAGCTGTTCATTGATCCTGCTACGGCGCAGATTGACAAGAAGGTGGCGAATGTTCCGTTTGGCATTGCTCTTGGCGTGGTGCTGTCGGGTGCCACTACAAAGATCGCTGTCAAGTTGAAGAACCAGTAACATCGGGTCTTTGAAAGGTTTCAAAATTTCAAACGGCCTGATGTTAAGGCCATGAGGAGACATGGTATGAAAGACTTTTTACAACTGATGGAGGAAGGCGACAAGTTAGAAACTAGCCTTTCCGAAGTCACCGAAACCATCAGTAACTTTGACGAGAAGCTGGTGGGCTTTATTGAACTGATCGCAAACAAGGCCAAGATGAGAAAGAACAAGTGGACGTACCTGATGAAAGAAGCAGAGACGACCACTGACTTCCCGTTCTTGTTCGGCACCGTGTTGGAGCGCCAGCTCTACGCTAAGTACAAGGCCGCCGAACCTGACTGGCGTTCGTACATCAAGACTGGCACGCAGAACGACTTCCGGCCTAGCTGGTTGATCGGCGTGTTCGGCTTGACTGGCGGATTGGCGCAGGTGCCGATGCGCGGTGAGTACAAGATGGACGCCGTGATGGCTGATGGCAAGGTGCAGATCGCACTCAATAAGTTCGGCCGTGAGTTCGGACTGGCGTGGGAAACCCTTATCAACGATGATCTGGGCGCGCTGTCTGACATTGCTGAGCGCTTCGCACTGGCCGCACTGCGCACCGAATACCGTGCCGCGACGCAGCTGTACGTTCAGGCTGCAGGGCCGCACGTGGGCCTGTTCGGGTCTGCGCTGGTGCACCCGATTGACGGCATTGCCATCAACAATCGGTTTAGCAGCACGAACCAGCTTCCAGTCACTGACAGCACTGGCGCACAGGCCAACGTGACTCCTGTCTTCAACATCACGAACCTCGCTGGCGCGGCCAGCGTTCTGCGCCGTTTCACTGATGCAGATGGTGAGCCCGTCATCTTTGACGGCTTTGAACTGGTGGTGCCGCCTCGCCTGGAAGTGCCGATGCTGCAGGCTTTGAACCCTGCCAACATCATCATGTCCGCTGGCGACGCCACGGCTGGCACCAAGCCTGTCATTCGTTCGTCCAGCAATACCGTGCCTCAGTTGAATATCACTGGCCACGTCAACCCGTATCTGCCTATCCTGGACACCAGCGGCAATGCGGACAAAACATGGTACCTGTTCGGGAAGCTGACGAACGCTGGCTACGCGGCTAGGTTGAACTTCCTGCGTGGACACGAATCGCCGGAAATCTGCATGAAGAACCCGGACAAGGTCAGTCTTGGAGGAGGCGCAATGTCGCCGATGGAAGGTGACTACTCCTCTGACAGCATCCGCTGGCGCGTTCGCCACGTGCTTGGTGGCGCGCAAGTGGATCCACGCTACGCTGCAGCCTTCGTGGGTGCATAGTAGCTCCTTGGCCTTGGGCCGCTGGTTGCTGGCAAGGCGGCCCAAGGTTTTTCTAACTCAGCACGGAGGCAATTATGACAGTTACCTACGACCTGACTACGACCATAGGTCAGATGCGTCTGTTGCTTGGTGATCCTTCAGGCACAAGTTTCACAGATGAAGAATTGAATGCCTGCTATTCCATTACTTCAGCGCAGATGTCTGGCCCTTTAATGGTGGTGCCGCATGGCGCGCCCAGTGATGTTCTGTTCTACGCCACGGCGCAGGCTGTGGACGTGCTGGCAACTCGTGTGGCGAACAGCAAGGATGGCAAGTCGTACCAGCTTGGCGACTACAAGATTACAGGCAAGGATCAGGTAGAGGCGCTGCAGGCGCTGGCGCAACGGTTCAGGGATGCTGTGGATAACATGCCAGCGTGGGGAATCGTTGAAGAGAACCTTACAGACTTCAATCAACTGACTATCATTCGCAACTGGGTATTGCGGACGGAGGTCTAACTTGATAACTCTTGAACAGGCTGGTATTGTGATTCTGGCTGTTACTTCAACGATCAAAATGTTCTGGGATCGCAAGACGTTGCAGCATATCAGTAAAGTTGGCGACGACACGCATTCGCTTTCTAATTCAGCAATGGGAGTTGTGCTTAAGAACAACGCGATAAAGAGCCAGAAGATTTACGTGCTGACCAAAAGAATTTCAGAATTGTCAAAAGAAGCTTCAGATCTTGCCGCTGTAGAAATTGCGCAAGCTGAGTGGATAGCGGCAGAACGTTCTTCCGGCAAGCATGAAGGACAGCAGGAGTTTGTTGATTCTGGAAGCGCAGGACTACAATCATGACAGAAGCATTTGATCTTGAATTGAACAAGACGGCAGATGTTTTAATGCGGCCCAGCGGCGGCGATACTTATGGCGCGCAGAGTAACAATCTTGTCAAGGTTGGAACGGCTGTACCGTGCCGTGTTTCGCTGGGCAAGGGCAGGCCGCATGAAGCTAAGACTCCATTGAAGTCTGCCAAGAACTATCGTGAAGTGTTCATGCGTCCTTTTGTGGACGCGAATGGCAACGCACTTTCTCACAAGAACTGGTTGCAGATAGAAGGACTGTTCTACGATATTTTGCAGGTAGACGATCCAGGCGGTCTTGGTCATCATCTGGAAGTGTGGTGCGAACTTATTCTTACGTAGGAGGAAGCTGTGGCAATACGGAAAACACAAGTAAAATTGAACCTGCGCACAGCTGAAGCCAAGGAAGAGGTTCGTACAGCTACCTTCGCAGCCGTGCAGGAAACCTTTGAAATTGATATAAAGGCGGCAGCTAAAGAAGGAAGCCCAGTTTTGACTGGTACGAATAAGCGCAGCATTGACACTGAAGTGACACAGATTCCAAGTGGCGTGCAGGCTAAGTTGTTCACGCAGTCTGGATACGGTGGATATCTTGAAATAGGCACGCGCAACATGTCAGCCAGACCGTACCTGCAGCCTGCTTTTGATGAAGGTGTTTCCAACATAGCAGAAAAGGTAAAGGAGAACTTAAATGGCAGTTGATACCAGCCTGCTTCTGCGAACTTGGTTGCTTACTCTGCAGCCTGTTACGACTTTGATTGGCAACGGAAATATAAACGGTGGAATATACTGCGGCGATCTACCAGAAAGTTTCCAGCCTATCAATGGTCCGTGCGTGCAGATCATGCATTCTGGAGGTTCTGCTCATCCAGAAATAAAACTGTTAGCAGATGATAAGAAAATGATTCGGGTGTGGGCCGGAGCGAATGAGTATCTGAAAGCGCACCAGCTATACAGTTGCGTTTACGATGGCATCCACACGGCCACAAACTTAGATTTCGGCGCAAACGTAGGATACATGATGCGCTGTTTGGAAGTCATTGCAGGGCAGGACGTTACAGATCCGGATACGGGCTGGGCGACTGTAGTGGCGTTCTACAACTTGATGGCAAGATAAACTAGGAGGAAAGCACTATGAGTAACTTTCCGGCAGGCACTGCCGCAAACGTGCTGGTCGGCCCAGCCAGAATTCTGGTTGCGCCTAAAGGCACAGCACTACCCACGCTGGATGGGACACAGAACCCTGTGGTCTGGCCAGCTGCGTGGAAGGAGGTAGGTTATACAGAAGCTGGAACTGAACTCGCCTATTCTCCTACCATCAAAGATATCAAGGTTGACGAGGAGATGGCTCCTGTTCAGAAAGTCCTTGATGAAGAAAAGGCCATGCTGTCAGCTTCACTGGCCGAAACAACCTTGCAGAATCTGAACTTCGCAGTGACTGCGAGCATTCTTACACTTTCACCTGCGGATGCGACTCATGCCCAGCTGGCGCGCCTGGATGTCGGCAGTGGCACCATCACTGAAGTCATGGTAGGCTTTGAGGGAATCAGTCCAGCTGGCCTGCAGCGCATCATGGTGGGTTACAGGGCCATCGGTCAGGCCAATATGAAGATGGGCTTCAAGCGTACTGATAAGACAGTGTTCCCAGTTGAATGGGGACTGCTGGCTGACAGCACCAAGCCTGTAGGCAAGCGTCTGTACGCAATGGTTGACTTCCTGGCACCACATCTGTAGAAAGTGCTGCTGTACCTAACAGGCTGGGTCGTTAACGCGGCCCAGCTTCAACTAAGCCCCAAGGAGCTCATATGCCTGAAGTAAAGCGCAGTGAAGAAGATATACTTTCGCAGGCGCCGATCGTAGTCAAGTTCGGCGATGTTGAGTATAAGATCAAGCCTCTTCGCATGATCAAAGCTCGCGAATGGCGCGATAAATTAATCAAAGAAGTTCAAAGCATCGGAACATCGCTACAGCAAGATACGTCTACCAGCCCTGTATTCATTCAGGGTCTGGCCTTTGTGTTCTTACAGTTCCCGCAGAAAATGGCTGACTTGGTTTTCTCGTACGCGCCTAACCTGCCGCGCGAGAAGATTGAAAATGAAGGAACTGAAGAACAGCTGGCGCGTGCCTTTGGTCAGATCGTGCAAATTGCTTTCCCTTTTGTGGGGGAGCTGCAGGCAATGATGCAGACTTTGAGCATGTCAGCGAGCTTCCCAGCATTGGCGAAATCTACGAAACCGCAATGACAGAATGGGGAGTGACCCCAGAGTACATCAACCGCTGGTGGACAGAAGAACTGCTTACTCTAATGTTTATCAAGCGTACGAAGCGCATCAAGCGTATGAACAGCGCCACTGTAGTCAAAGAAGACTTCAATGGCAACCAGTACAAGAAGGTAACGGACACTGAACTGTTTCAAGCAGTAGGATTTCAACCTGAGGTCGTAAGATATGCCAGTCCAGCTAGGTGATGCCGTTCTAACGTTCCTTGGCGATTCAACGCAACTTGAACTCGCTTTTGATAAGGTTGAAGCTTCTGCGGAAACGAAGCTTGGGCCTGCAGCCGCTGCCGCTGACGCTGTTGGAGACGCGCTGGAAGGCGCTGGCGTCAAAGGGCAGGCTGCAGCCCAGCAGATCAGTGGAGCATGGCAGCGCGTGGCGCAGGCCACCATTCAAAATCAGCAGGCCCAGAAGGCGCTGGCCGTTGCCATGGATGCGGTAAAGAAGTCAGGCGGCGAGGACGTGGTGGCCATGCTGGCGCTGGCGCAGGCCCAGCAAGCGGCAGCTAAGGCGGCCTTAGAATTAAAAGCAGCTCAGCAGGCAGTAGGCCCAGCCGCACAGGAAGGAATGGGTGAAGCACGCGGCGAAGTAATGCTGTTGAACAAGGAATTGCATCTTGGAGTTGACCGTCACCTTGCAGGTTGGATAAGCAAGCTTCCAGGTGTCGGCGCTGCCTTGAACGCGGCCTTCGGTGCCACGGCTGTACTGGTGCTGCTGACTTTGCTGGCAGAAGGCGTCAACAAGCTGCTTGAGTGGAGCGAACAAGCTGAGAAGATACGAGAGGCTTGGGCGCAGATTGATTCTGACTTTCGCGATACCAGCCTGCACATACAGGATGAAATCAATAAGCAGGAAGAAGCTTTCATACGTCTAACCAAAGGTCCGATCGCGGCCATGGACTTTTCGATAGCGCACCTGCGCAGTACAGCCGAGGAAACACTCAAGTCAGTTGCTACAGAGCTTGATGCTGTGGCCACGCAGCTAGACAGTGAGGGACACTGGTACCAGTTTGGACAGGGAGCTGCTGGCGCAGCCAAAGAAATAACTAAGTTCAAGACTGACTTGGTGATTGCCATGCACGCGGCAGCTGATGAGAATCCTGGCGATACTATGGCTGCGTATCGCAAAGGCGTAGAACTGACACAGATAGAAGTCAACAAGCTGACACAAGATTTGAAAGACGCAAAGGAATGGAATGATGGCCTGGATAGGAGTTTTGAGGCTGGCGCTGAAGTACAGGCCAACGCTTACAAGAACACTGACATCATACAGAAGCGTTTGACAGCCTTCCAGAACGCTTTGAACCAGTTCAATCTTGGTATTAAACTGGATGATGACAGACAGAAGGCTGAAGCACAAGCTCGCGCCGACGCAGCGGCTCAGCACGTTCTAGATGTGGGCAGCGCCAGCATCAATGCGCAGAAATCTATTAATCTGGCAAGGCTTTCGCTAAACTCAGAGTTTGACAAGATACAATACGAACGCGGTAAGATTTCTTTTGAACAAATGATGGCTTCGCAAATTGATTTTGAAAACAACAGTTACCTTGAAAACAAGCGAGCTATAGAAAACAGGCTGGCGCTGCTGAACGCTGACAAGGTAAAAAATGAAGCTGCCATAAAAACTGAGAATGGAGCGCTGCAGGTGCTAGAAGCCACGCATCAGCAGACTTTGTTTGCGCTTGACCAGGAAGGCTATGCGAAACGCGCCAGCATACAGGAACGCGGATTGACGCTGGCCATAGCGGCCACCAAGAACGGCACACAAGAACGCATTGATCTTGAAACTCAGCTGGCCTTGTTCCTACTGCAAACATGGGGAAGTGAAAGCGATGCTTATCAGCAGCAGCTGGTGCGCGTGGCTGAAGCGCGCAAGGCATACCAGCAGGAACAGCTGAAGATAAACGAAGAAGATCGCAAGCAGACTCTGGCGCTGGCCTCTGACAAGAAGACTGCCAATGAGCAGTATTATCAGTATCTTGTCCAGACAGCTCGCATCAGCAACACTACTCTAAGGCAGCTGCAGAACCAAGAATATGAAGCTGAGTACACGCGCAAAGTGCAGGCGCTCATTCAACAGCGCGATCAGCTAGGGCCGCAGGAAGTTCTGGCGCGTAAGCAGATCAATGACCAGATAGCTTTGCTTGATCAGCAGGCGCAGGAGCACAGGCAGTTCTTCATTCTGCAAACGAATGATGAAATACTGGACAGCTATAAGCAACTTGGCATCAAGAGCAGTGAAGAACAGCAGCGCGAAGCTGACTTGGCAAAAGAAGCCTATGACAAGATAAGAAATTCTGGCGTGGCTTCGTACCATGACATACTAGAAGCTAAGAAGAAGATGCTTGAACTGCAGCTGAGTGCTGCGCTGGCCACTGGAGACGAGGCAGCCATGCAGAAGTTCAGCAAAGATCTAAAGGCCACCACGGCGGCCCTTGATCTGCTTGGTCTATCGTTGACGAAGGTGAATATTCTGTCAAACAAGTTTTTTGATAGCTGGCATAAGCAGGCTCCGAAGACACGTGATCTTATCAAGAACATGGCTGAAGTTGGAAAGCAAGCTATTGAAGATCTTGCAAATGCAGAAGCCAGCGCCATACAGTCTTGGATACTTGGACAGGAAAGCCTTGGAACGGCATTGCGCAAGGCCACGGCGCAGATTCTGGCAGAGTATGCCGCTAGGGCCGCCGTTGAAGCCATCTACTGGCTAGCCTATGGATTTGCCATGCTGGCATCGCAGCAGTACGACCGTGCCAGCGCAGCGTTCACGGCAGCGGCCATGCTTGGAACGTTTGCTGTGGTGGCTGGCGGCATAGCGGCAGCCATCAATCCAAAGACGGCAGGCGCAACCGGATCGTCAGGTGGCCCAAGCGTTACCGATGGCAGTGCCACGGCTGGGCCTGCAGCGCCAAACCCAGTGCAGACAGTTAACGTGCAGTCGTTTGCACGCAGCGGCCTGATTTCTAGACCTACGCTGGCCGTGATAGGTGATAACATTCACGGCAGTTCTCAGACACGTGGCGAAGTGGCGGCCAGCTTGGACGATCCAGCTGCTATGAAGGCAATCGGTGATGCGTTGGCACCTCATTTGCAGCAAAGTGGAACGAACATTCATGTAGAAGTCAAGGGATTGATAAGCCCAGACAATCTTTCCAAGGTAGTAAACCAGATAAGCAAGAAGGTTGGAAAGGGTCAGGTCAATCTGGTTTCAAGCAATTCATTTCGTGTTACTAAGAGGTCTGTATGATAGTGCCGCTGTTTACATTCGATGAAGGACTTCTAAACGGCAGTGATTTCAGTCAGGCCAGCTGGGTCAAGACTAATATCACATTGACCATTAACGCTACCACAGCGCCCGATGGCACTGTCACAGCTGATAAGCTATTGGCCACGGCCAGCGTTGCTACGTCTGTGGCCCAGACAGTGAACGGTGCAGGCAAGGCATCGGGTAAGCAGTTTGTGATATTCGCAAAGCAGGGATCAGCGGCAACAGATGGAAATAAGTTCACGCTTCGCAATGTAACTACAGCTACGAACCTGCTGGACTGCACCGTCAATTTCGGTACTGGAGTTGTCACGATGGTGACTGGGCCTGCCGCGAACGTGACTATGTTCGCCTATCCGGGAGGAGGCGGAGGTTGGTGGCGCATTGTTCTTGATTCAACTGGACTGGCTTTGTCAGATGGAGATAACCTTCAGGTGTTCACAGGTTTTAATGGTGCCGTTGAAACTCTTAATGAGTTCGTGTTCGTATGGTCAGGAAGCCTGCGCAGCGTGTTAGAACCTACGTACCCAGCCTTCCAAAAGCCTATGGCACCACAGCAGAACGTAGTCCGCCACGATAGCATTACCAGCAGCGGCATCAAGCAGTCAGTGGTTGAACGAAGGGAAAAGTTCCTGCCTTTGAACTGGCCGTTTGTACCGCAAGCCGACATCGCTGAGTGGACGACGTTTATGAACTGGGCCTTGGATGGACAGGTGTTCACGTACTATCCAGATAGCACCGATCCAACCACACACACAGATTACAGCCTTGAAGATACAAACTGGCTGCCCAAGCGTGCGGCCTTTGGTCATGGAACGCACAGCATCAATATGAGGGTATGGGTATGATCGCAGCGACAACTAACTACACGAACGCGCTGGCCGCCTATCGCAGCGGCCAGATACTTGTGATGGTGACAATCGCGGGATATACTCGCGTGTTCACGAACTACAAAAGCGGCATCGGCGGACAGTTTGACTGGATAGCTTCACTGGACACGCTGGCCACGCAGATCAACGACCTGGATGGTGGCGCCGATCAAAGCACTTTCTTCTTCAATGTTACTGACTTCAATGGGCTGCTGACAGCTGACTTTCCAGGTTTCGTATTTGAAGGCAAGCAGATTGTCATACAGACAGGGCTGCCCGGACTGGCGCAGGCTGACTTCACAACAGTGTTCACAGGTTACATTGATACTGTCGCCAATGATAACGGAAATAAAGAATATATTTTCAACTGCAGCGATGTCAGTGTTCGTCTGACACAGGTCATCTACCTGACTGGTGATAGTGGCCAGCCTACGGACAGTAATAATCCAAAGAACTTGCTGGGCCATCCTCTTGATATTCTACTTGACATTCTGAGTGTGAAGGTAGGCTTGGCCGCTGGCTTGATAGATACCACCAAGATACAGGCATACCGCGATGGGCCGTTCAGTGGCGCTACCTTCAGTTTCAGGTTGACGCAGTCTGTGGCCGCTGCTGACTTCATAAAACAGCAGCTGCTGAAGCCGATGGGCGGATATATGTGGGTCAACAGTCTTGGCCAGATTACTGTAAACTTCTTTACGCCACTTGCAGCGCCTGTGGCCGTGGCAACGCTTGGCCCTGCCGCGTGGACAAGCATACCGCTGGCTGAGCAGGTTGATATGATCAACACGGTGCAGATTCAATTTGATAAGGATGACAGCACCAGCAGCAGCAGCGGAAATTACATGGCGCAGGATACTGAAATTTACCAGCCCAGCGTTACGAAATATGGTCAGTACGGTGAGCAGGTAATACAGGCTGACGGACTGCGCAGTGGCTTCCAGGGATTCTTTTCTGCACGCCAGACAGCGCGCATGGTCTTCGGGCGCTATGGATTGAAGAACATCAAGTTTGATCAGAACGCTGCGGACAGCATTTGGAACACTATGCTGTTGGAACCTGGAGACATAGTTTCTGTCACACATCCAAACATACCGGACAGGGCAGCTGGCGTGGTGGGCATCACAAACAAGCTGTTTGAAATTCTAGACCGTAAGTTCAACTTCACAGAAGGTTTGATGACGTTCACAATGATTGATGCCAGCTTTTTATCTTTCATAGGCGCTTTCAAGATTGCTCCAGATGCCCAAGCTGACTACGCCAGCTTGGCTGACAACGTATACATGTATCTGTGCAATAATTCAGATCAGTACACAAACGGTGACCCGGGACACGTTCTAGGATAATTCTATGCCGCTAACACTAACGACAATTCCAGGATTCAGCGATCTGGCAGACACTGCTCTGGCTGCAAACAAGTTCTCACTCGGTACGCACTTGAACCGCATCAATTTCAATGCGAACTTCGGGCTGGTGCGCATGGAGGTATTCACAGGTATCTACAAGCACGGCGATCAAGTGCCGTTGCCAGTCAGCACGATTGATGGATACCAGTACAATCGCAGTGAATGCATCTACATGTGGGTTCCGCAGAACACTGCTGATCCAACGTCTGGCTGGGCCAGCTTCCGTGAACCATGGACAATGTGGTACGGCATTTGGAACGTAGACCAGAACAGCGGTATCGTTCTAAGCGAAATAGGATATCGCGGAAATGACGATCACAAAGACAGACAGGCCAGTACGAACGATGGCGTGGTACAGGTGTTCACCATAGCGCAGCGCCAACGCACCAAGCTGATTCTTTCGGCTATCCCAGCATTTTCAAAGAAGATTGTTACAGACTTCTCTATCAACGAAGCTTTGCATACCAATTTTCTTTTGCTGCCATTGAATCATGACGCAAAATTCAGCGTTGTGAATACTGAAGTTATGTACATGGGCGAATTCACAAATGGTCAGACAGTTCCGCAACCTGTCAGCCCTGCTGATGGTCGCGTGTACGCTTACAGTGAATGTATGTTTCAAACATCGGTGCGATGGACTGCTGACACGGATGGAAACGGTAATCCCATGAAACCTGCCATCAACAAGGGACAGCTTCAAGATTGGAATTCATCTGTAACGGCTGGTGGTGGCGTTGTAACAGAAGCAACAGTATACGAATTGAGCGGTCAGCATACTTACAATGTCGGCAAGGTGGCAGTTTTTGCTTTCTGTCAGCGACCTCTAGGCACTACATTCACGCCAGTTCAGACATTGTTCTCAGAAATTCTAGACAGCGTATTCGCTCCTGGACAGACATTACGCGCCAGCACGATGCAGCAGCTTACGAACAACATCAATCAAGCCGTGTGCACTCCTGAGTTCTTTGGGCCTACAAGCTACGCGAACGGTGCAACGATACCGCTGCCCACCAGCCCATTGGATGGCTATACCTACGCTCGTGGTGAGCTGGCTTACATATGGGATTGGGCCAATACAGGGCCGTCGGCTAACACCACAGGCCGCCTATCGCTGGTTCACGGCAACATCAGCGCGACTGGTGTCGTGTCTATCAATGATTATCGTTTGAATTCAGGCGCGTCCTCCGTGGCGCTAGTTCATGAAGGAACCATGCGCGTCATTGTCATTGGAATGCGCAGTCGTACGTTGACAAGTCCACCCATATCCAATCCAGGTGCGCCAGCTTTCGGAAGCGACGATGTGATTGAGTTCTTTGGGCCGAATGACAGGCAAACACAATATCTAAGCAAGGCCACTGGACAGGTGACGCAGAGCGTAATGCTTAGTCCTCAAGCTTCAATGCAGCCGAATCAGACTATCACATTGACATTTACGATGCCATCGCCTGGAACGCTGCTTCTGATAACGTGGCTGGCGCAAAGTCTGCTTCGTATTGACACTACGACGTTCAACCTTCTAGCTTCTGCTGGCGCTAATCTGGCTATCAATGGTGATTTTGAATCAGCTGGAACGCTTGGAGCGCAGGCGGCCAGCTGGACTCTTGTCAGTGGAAATGCGCTAACAAAAGATAACACTGCCATTCATTCTGGATCGTTCAATGGAAAGATTAACAACGCAGGCGGAGCTACGACCATTCATTTCAGCACTGCAACAATTGCGCTGACTGGTGGGCAGATTTATGTTTTAGAGGGTTGGATAAAGATAGGAACTGGGATGCCAAACATTCCAGGTCAGGCAGGAGCAGTGATTGATCTTTCCATCTCAACAGGCATAACCAGCTACACCATATTTACAAAGTTTGGAGCATTCGATGGAGGTTCCACTACAACGCCACGGATGGGATTTGCTCCTGATGGTTCTGGAGCTCATGGTTATACATTCTTCCAGTGTTACTTTAAGCCAACAGCAAACGGGACGGTCAACCTTGAGATCATCATGCAGTCAAACGGCGGAGATTCTGAGTACGACGATATCAAGGTATACAGATTTCTAGGCGGAGCGTACCCTTCACTGGCCAACTCAACTGGATACTATCTGTATGAGTACATTGACATCACCACTGGTTTGGTGGCGTTCGCAAACGGCAGCCCACCACCTACTTCGCCCAGCGATACGTTTTCGCAGCAGTGCCAGTTTGACGGCCGCATTGGGCTTCCGCCTAAGAAGATCATTACTCCTGGCGCAGGCAGTAGCGGATCTGATACAGGCGGAGGAGACGGTACCTGCCCAGAGTTCACAGAACCTGTAACGATACGACGATACAGCAACGATGGTGAACTTATATTTGAGGGCGTGGTGCCAGCCATGGAAGTAGAAACAGGCTGGGAAGCCGACGATGGTAGTCTGCGCCGTGGCTGCCACATCAAAGGGTACAGTTTCGCAAAGAAGCGGGACGTGTTCCGTGCTGTGCATCGCACGCGGCAGGTGCACTGCGCAGGCTGGATGGTGGTGGATGGTCACAGGTTGACACCATGCGAGGCCGTGTGGAGCGATGGCCAGTGGAAGCCAGCCTGGAAGGTGGCTGGAGCTGTGCATGATACTCTAGTCAGCATCAAGATGGACATTGAAGTTGAAGCTGATTGGGATGACGAGCACAATTTCTATGTCGGGGCTACACTGATACACAATACTTTCGTTCTACCTTGCTAAGGAGCAGTGATGGACTACACGTGGGTCATGACAAAATCGTACCAAGCTACATCCGGTGAAACTCTGCCTGTTGCTTACAGCTACGGAGCGAACCATTCTTCCATGGGCTACGAAGCGAACGGCTGGGGACTGGCATGGATTTCACTTGACGTGCACCAGCTGGAATTTCTATTGTCTGGTATTGATGACCGCGTGGTCGTTGTCGGGCAAGAAGATGATCCACCGACGCAGTTGCTTCTGGACACGTATGCTGACAAGTTGAAATCAAAGAAATACGATACACTGCGACAGGTACTAAAAGAACTTGGCAAGACTGAACCAAGATTTACCATGACGAGGGATCCAAACAAACCATAACAAGGAGATACTATGAAAATAGCTTGGGGAGCAAAGGTTAGTCAACAATTCCGCGACTCTGCCATCGGCATAGCACAGATGCTTGGCGTAGAAGTGGATTTCCTGATGGCCTGCATGGCTTTTGAAAGTGGTGAAACGTTTAGCCCGTCTGTGCGAAACAGTGCAGGCAGCGGAGCCGTGGGCCTTATCCAGTTCATGCCGCAAACGGCGGCAGCTCTGGGAACCACCACCGAGGCGCTGGCCGCCATGACGAATGAAGAACAGCTGATCTATGTGCAGCGGTACTTCCAGCCGTGGGCTGGCCGCCTGCGCAGCTTGGCTGATCTGTACATGGCCATCCTGTGGCCTGCAGGCGTTGGAAAGGATGGGTACTACGTTATCTTTGACAGCAAGGATGTGAACCATCCCAAGCTGTATATCCAGAATCGCGGCCTGGATTGGAACCATGATGGCGTGATAACAGTGGACGAAGCTGCCGCTGGGCCTATGCGCAAACTGCAGAAAGGCAGGCTGCCTGAATTCTTGGCCTGACGGGTACCAAGTATGTCTTGGTTCATGAAACTAACAAACACGCTGCAGGGCCGCACCACTACGTTTCTTGTGATGTTCTTTGTTATTGGAAACATACTGGTGTTCATTGGCAAGGTTGATTTCATTCTGTTCTTTACGGCCTTCATGACAGCCGTGATTGGCCACAGTATCAAAGAAGGAATGATAGACGATAAGAACACTGATACTCCAGCCACGGCAGCATCGGTTGACAAAGGAGAAACACCTTGAACATAACGAAGCACCACATACTCTACCCAGTGCTGGCCGCCGTGGCCGTGCTGTTGTTCTTCGCGTGGCTGCGCAGCCATGACGCCTGGAAGAACATGGAAGGTGACTTGAAGGCTGATGCCGTCAAGATCAAGCAGAACGAGGCCGTGGGCAAGGCCGCTGACACCACCATAACCAAGGCCACGGCCAGCAACGCCACCATAGATAAGAACACCAAGGCGCGACTGGACGCGCTGCAGGCCCAGCTCAACACCAAGTTGAACACTGATCAAGCGAAAGGGCTGGTGCAGAACATGCTTCCGGGAGTGCAGACTGTCGCAGCTAAGGATGCGCAAGGTAACGACGTAATTGCTGTTGCCGATACGCAGGCGAACCGCGATGCTCTCAATCAAGCAGATGTTAACTTCAAGTCGTGCGTTTTCAACCGTGACGATTGTCTAGCCAAGCAGAAGAACTTCTTGGACATCATTGCCGCTGACAACCAGAAAATAGGCGAACGTGATGCGACAATCAACACGCTCAAAGAAGATAACAAGAAACTGAAAAGCTTCGGCCTTGGCGGCAGCGTGTTCAAGCGAACGTTGCGCGTGGCCGTGCCGATTGCCTGCGCTGGTGGTGGCGCATACCTTGCTGGGAGGTTCCGCTCAGGTCAGCAGAACCAAGGTGAGGCAGCCGCGACTGGAGCCGTTGTTGGAGGCACTGGTTGCGCGCTGATGTTCCACTTTTGACATATAGCGCAGGTGCGGGGCGTCGCACTCGGCTGGCTGCGACGCCCTGCGTTATTTATTTCGCAGTCTGCGTTTCAAGCATGGACGCTGGCGCGTACTGCCGCCACACTTCCATGTACTTCTCAAGATAGTGCTGGGCCTTCTGCAGATCTTGTAATCCTCCTTTCTTCTTCCAGCGCCAGACATACTTGGTTATCTGTCCCTGGAAGTAATCCATTTTCTGTTCGCTGACCCAGTCCCAATGCTGCATTCCGCTGGCCGCATCGGTTTCGTAGTAGTGCCTGCCACCTACCTGACGACTGTTAGCGCCTGCCGTGGCCGCCTGTTTACCTGTATTTAAGCCTGGAACAGGATGATCTGGGATCGCTCTGGCGCTGTTTTCTGCGCCTGCAGGCTGGGGTTCAACGCTGGCCTCAGATTGCACCAGATTGGGTGCAACTGTTTCAGCCTTTCGCAGGTCGCCCAAGTATGCCATTGCTGCGACCCACGTTTCCTTGTGCAGCGGTATAAAATCAAACGGGCTGCGCCGTTGACCCACCAGAACCACGTGTTTATTCTTGGCCAAGGCGTAACCGAGTTCTGTGTGCAGGCCTCCAGTGCTACTGGGTACATCATTCAGCACTACTACCACATTGGAACGGTTGATGTCTTGTATATCCTTCTCACCGAATCCAATGTAATCTTCGCTGCCGCGTTGCACTCCAGGTTCTTCGTCCATCCACCGGCTGGTGCATTCTATGCCCATGCCTTCCAGCTGACTGCGACAGTGTCGCGCTTCTTTCAAACCGTTCATGCTTGCTGCTATGTATACCCTCATTGACCCTCCTTTGTTTTGTTTTCACGTCTGGTAATCCAGTTTCCACAGGCCATGCGCCAGTCGCTGGCCTGTATCTGCATGGCTTCAGCTAGGCCGCTGCTGCCAGTCTTGTTCTTGCGCGCTATCCAGGCGCGATACATAGGCGCAGCCACGTTCGCGAAGAACGGGTCAAGGCTATCGGTGTGATGGCGCAATTCTGGACCTTGCAGAAACGTACTAAGGTCTTCCATCCACGACTCAACATCTGTATTCACAAGTGGAAATGGCTGAATGTGACTATCAGTCTGCGCGTAGTAATCACACTTCGCCACTTCTTCAGCAAGAGTGGCGTATCCAGTGCCGTCCTGTTTCACCACGTCTGTGTAGATGTGAAAGTTATTGCTGAACTGCCTGTACACACCCACAGGCACGCCGACGGCAGCCGCCACGAACTCCTGCAGAATGCTGAAGTGCACAGCATTCGCGCCGTAACATCCCCACCATATGTCATTGCTTCGGCACAGCACTGTCATGTTGATCTTACCGAACCGACAGTCAAAGTAGATCTGCGTGTTGCACGGAACGTCCTTTCCACCCATCATGGCCATGTGCAGGTCAGTGGTTCTGATGGCTGGGCCACTGCGCTTGAGTTCAACCACGCTGGCATCCCACATGGTTAGAACGCAGCGCCGTGATTCAGGGTTCTTCCTTAGTTCGTTGATGATAACAGTCAGCTGATCGTAGCCAAACCACTTGCGCCAGCGGTATCCGTAGGCACCGTGAACCGTTACGCCATCGTCGCTGTAGCTGGCGAAGTTCTTGTTGAACCGCATTGGAAACTCAAGGTCATTGCGGCCAGCCAGCATCCACAGGCTTTCCATCAAGTGGAAGAATGGATTGGCGTCTCGCAATGGGCTGAACAGAACGCGTTCACACGGATGTGAATACACTGTTACGACAGGTTCCGGCATGGCCAGCACTGGGCCGTTCCTGCTGGTTTCTTTTTCGCCCATCGCATCTAGAAGTTCTAATGCGTCTGGCAGGGCCGCGTTGACATTTCGTGCTTCAATGATGTGCATGTTATCTCCTAGTTTAATTAAATTCCAGGATAGGTGCTGCGCGGACGCCCTTCACCCAGCCGTGTTCGTTCGTACTTGTCAAATTCGCACAGGCAGTTCTGAAGGTCTTGAGCGTGCAGATCTGGCATTCCCTTCTTTACTATCAGCAGTCGTATTTCTTTGTGCAGCATGTTCAGGTGAGCCCACCAGCGCGCCTCGTTCCATGGTGTATTGGGTGCGCTGCCAAACACGCGGTTCAGCCCACGTCGGCTTCCCGGGCCGCTGGCGGCCCACGTGTGCCAGTCAACAGCGTTAACAAGTGGCTTCACGTATTTTAAGTCAGCGATTACCTGCGCTGCCATGAAACTGCCTAGACCGTCGTAATTCATAAGAACCTTATGCACTAAGCCCAGCGTTGGAGGCGGCACAGTACCAAGAGTTTCGTTGTGAATTACGGCTGCAATATTCTCTCTAGCCTTCCACAGTGGATCAAGCACGTATTCAACAAGGTATGGAATCTTTTCCACGGCCTTGCCATTCGTGCTTACGATGTAGGCACCACTGAAGATGCGATAATTAGTGGCCTGTGCCACCTTGGTCAGTTCAACGAAACGCTTGGCGCTCCAAGGCACAGGAAACTTCACCAGTGACAATGTCGGCGGCCAATTCAACAGGCGCGCCACCACCATTGCGAACCACAGGTGGCGATCCGTCTTGTGTGGTGTGCGCCAGTGCTTCGCTATCCACTGCGTCACCGTGTCCAGTTCGCGGTACACATTGCAGAAACGGTACTGCTGCAGGATAGGGTCTTTCGTCCAAGGCTTGGGCTTACCAGCCTTGCGCGCCTCATAGATCTTGTGACGCTCTTCAATCCAGTAGAACAGTTCTTTGGTTCGCATCACGGCTGCACCTCCCACGGTCGCAGTACGATTTGCACCAAGGTTCCATGCTTGGTGGCCTGTTTGATGGCCAGCCTGTCAGCGTCGTCAGGCTTGGGCAGTGTCACGTGTCCTTTGTGGTCTGGCAGCAGGCCCACGCGATAGCTCAGCGCGTCGCAACCTGCGCAGGCGCCGAAGTCGCGCTGGCCGTGGTACAGCTTGCGCCGTGCCGCCGTGAAGGCCGCGTTGTTCCATAGCTTGTCTATGGGTTCGCGCGTTATATCGCCTATGCGATAACGGCCACGCCAGTCGTTGCAGCAAATGGCGATGGTGCCATCATGACGAAAGCTAAGTTCACGGAACGGTTTCGCACATCGCTTTCCTTCACCTAGATTATTGAGTGGTGCGCCAGCTCCACAATGATTGTTCAAGGTGGCGTGGCCTCCTTTCGCGGCCTGTTCAATGTCCTGTATGTAGATGACCTGCATACTGCCCACAGGCCAGCGATGATGAGGGCTGTATTCCAAGCCATCACCGGGATAATCGTGTATGTTGATGTTCAACGGCAGCTGCTTCGTATGCTTCAATTCACCGCGAATACGCGGCACGAAGTTCACGCCATTGTAATCGTCCAAAGCCAGCACGTTCAGGCCATTCATGAACAATGCGCGCACCTTGGCTATGGTATCCTTTACCAGCCCTGCGCCGTTGCTGGTAATCATAAGCTGATTGCGTGGCAGCGCCTGCCGAAATACTTTTATGATTTCGGTAAGCGACTGGTTGACAGTGGGCTCGCCGTGCATAGCAAACTCAATGCGACTGTTCCACTTGACACGCGCAATTTCGTCGGCGATGCGTGCGGCCAGCGGCACAGTCATGAATTTGTAGTTCCCAGGTTTTTCGCGTATGCCCTGCAGGCCGCAGAAGCTGCACTGCAAAGGACAGCCCTCTGTCGGCTCAACCTGTATGGCGAACGGTGGATCTTGCGTGTACTGCTTCTTCATATGCTCCCCACGGTGCTGGTTTCGTACGCTTGCTTCCACTGCACGATAACGTCTGTGCGCGTGCCGCCTCCCCATGCCGTCTTGGTTGTTTTCTGTACCAGCTTAACGAACGGCGCATGAAGTTTGGCCAGCCCTCGCGCGCCTTCCGCCTGCCGTTCCAGCGTGCGGTACAGGCTGCAGCCACCAGCGGCCTGACTGCCGCCTTGGTCTTGAACGTAGCTGCACAAGGCCGCGTTCCGGTAACCAAGGCGCAGCAGCTGCAGAGCCACGTCAAAGTCTTCCATGATAATGATGCGGTCAAAGCGAACCTGCTTCTTGCGCAGCACGTTCACATCGTAGGCCAAGGCACGAAGAAGGCGCGTGCACTCTTTGATAGGATCTGTGATGCGATTGCCGCCTTCACGCGCCAGTATACCGACATGAGCGTACTGCTTCAGCATCTTGTCCACGGTCATAATACAGGTTTCCAAGCCAACGTCCGTGATTGGCAGGAACTTTGTCTTATCGTCCTGTCGCCGTACGAAGAAGCGCAGGTCGTCGTCAAGCATCAGCACGTGTGGGCCGTACTTCTTCACATCGTGTTGATCAACGATGAACTGGCGCACCTTGCCTATGCTGTTCGCGTTCTTAGGACAGGCCAGCACTTGCGCGCACTGGTATCCATTGATAATCTGGTTGTCCCCTTCAGCGTGGTCAACTACCAGCACCACGTCCTTCAAAAGACGTTTGCAGTTGCGCAGGCTGTGCAACGTAACCTGATCGTTGACTCGCCCACGAGTTGGAATGTATATCCTCATCACTTATCTCCCTTCAAATATCCATGTTCAATGCGCCAGCGGTTTACGCTGGCATCACTGGTTCGTAGAAATCGCAACGCGCTGTTCTTACCACGCGCAAGGCCCACCAAGCCCGGAAAGGTACTACAGCACGCCTGCAGCTGCTGCAGCAGCCCAGCGGCCTCGCGTGCAGCACGGCTGCCTAATCCGCCCTGCTCATACCAGCGTGCACGGTAGAAAAGCCAGTTGTCCACCAGCACGCGGCCATAGAAGGCCACGGCCTGCGCACTGGCGAAGCTGTCGTGGCACAGACGATGCTTGAAGCGTATGCCTGCTTCTGCACGCATGACGAACACCTTGCTTTTCACAAAGCGGCGAAAGCCGAAACGTTTCCCGCGGAAGTATGGGTTTTCCATGGTGGCGACACCACCATAGCAGGCGCCGAAGCTGTCGCAGCGCACGGCCAGCGCCTGCAGCTCTTTCACGTAATCCTTGACGCTGCAGTTCTTGTTGAAAAAGGGCCGCCAGTTCTGACCATCAGCAGTGTCCACCAGCCCATCAACGCTGTGCTTACGGCGCAGGCCGCCATCCACTGCCGCGAAGCCCTGTATGTTGTCGTCCATGCCACAGTACCAGCCACGGCCCACGGCGGCAGTAATGGCGTTGCGCTTGGCCACCAGATCGCCTGTATCCGTCACCATTACGCGCCTGTGGCCCAGCCTACGCGCTGCGTCGGCTTGCTGGCCGTTATCCAGTACCAAGGTGTACGGCACGCCTGCAGCCTGCAGCAGCTTGGGTGTGTGAAGTCGTTCTTCTTGCGCGCGACTGACAATGTAAATATTCATTTGTTGGTACCTTAAAGGGTGAAGATGCGCAAACGTGTCAAGAGGCCGCTGTCACCAGCGGCCTCTTAGGTTGTGCGGCCCTGTGGCCGCCGTGCTACTTTGCTTCCTTCAGGAAGCCAAGGCGCGTGAACGCATCACGGACGCGCACGCGGCAAACCTTTTCGGCATCCTGGCCGCTGCGAAGCTCAACCTTGGCAGCCACGGCGCTGATCAGCCTTTCCAGCGTGATGGGCTTACTGGCCAGTGCGCCGACCGTGTGGAAGAAGCTGCCTTCGCGCTGCTCTGTGGCTGCCTTGGTGGCTACCACCTTGGTCTGGTACAGCTCGCTGACGGCAGCTGCAGGCGCTGCTCCGTTGCTGGCTTTGACGGCCTTGGCTGGCTTGGCTTTGACGGCTGGTGCTGCAGCGGCCTTCTTGCTGTTCTTGGCTGCAGGTGCGTTGACCGATGCGAACTTTGTGGGCTTGGTGTTTTCCGTAGCTTTCATTTGGAGCTCCTTGTTTTCTAGAATTCGTTTTAAGGCCTCTTGGGCCAACACAGATATTGTAACATTCTCGTTCAACGGATGCAACAGATTTTTTGCGCAGGCAAAAATGCTGGCACCGACTACAGGCTGCAGGTACAGCGCCTGCCGTGCGTGATGGCTGTTGATGTGAATAAGGTCAACGTGAAAACCTTTGTTCACAACGAAGCCTGCGCTTTCCTCATTGAGTTCTACGCGTAGGTAGGCCACGCCATTGACATCCCGAAAAACTTGGTACACATTAGGGTGCACACCATTTTTCCGGCTGACGGTACCTTTGACTGGCTTGGCCTTGGGTGCGCGCCTGCGCTGGGCCTTGGCTGTGGCTGGGCTGGTTACGTGCGGCCCAGCCGTGGCAATGGCCGCCACGGCCTTGGCTGCCTTGCTGGTGGCCGCCTTGGCTCGCATGGCCGTGTGGGCCTTGCTGCCATTGAGCAGCGCCTGCGCCTGCAACTCAGCCTCGTGGCTTGGGCCTAACAGGCTTTTCTGTCGTGGGTCTTTACGCGCTGCCTCTAGTGCGCGCAGTTGTTTTCCGTCCTGTATGCGGTTGAGCGTTGAAAGTGATTTGTTCATGCTGCACCTGCTACGCTCTGCTTGCTGCGGATGTTGCTGGCTTTCACGCTGACGACTACGCAGGGCCGCACATCAACCATCGCCTGCCTATCGCTATCGTAAAACTTCCAGACCTCCATGGTGCCTTCTACGCCTGCGCGCAGGCCGTCGCCAATCGTTGCCTCCACCACGTTAACCATCCGCACGGCGCTGTTAGGCATCCTGATGGCTATCGGTGAAGATAGGGTAATCAAGTATCGCTGGTTCACATTCCCTCCATTTTGTTGATGCACTCTGGGCCGAAACCGCTGGCAATGCTTTCTGGAACCGTCAGCGTGCGGCCACAACGGCCACAGCGGCCAGCGTGCCACAGTTCCAATTGCGCAGGCGTGGTGCCTTGCACAAAGTTTTTGAAAGACCAGTTGAACGCCTTGACAGGCGTGCTGTCCATATTCATGCGTGACTTGGCCGTGGTGCGGAACACGTTGTCCCGCACTATACCGAGGTAAGTAAAATCGCTTTCGTTGTCTGGGCCGCTGAGCAGGCTGACGAACCACGTTACCGAGTTCGGGTACCGTGGGTCAACTTCCGCCTTCTTGACTTTGTACGTGTACCGCGTGCCGCTGGCCGTGCTGCGGAGTGTGAAGGTAGCATTTCCACCCAGGATGAATCGTACCGCTGCTGCTGCAGCTGTAATCTGGTGCGCTCCAATGCCGCCACCTTGGGGTTCAGCATCAACTTGGTGCGGCACGCTGGGTGCAGGCTGGCTCCCAGCAGCACGGCGGCCACCTTGTCCTCTATCAGTTTCAGGCACGCTCTGCAAATCATTTTCAATTTCCTCCTGCCACTTGGGCGTCTTGCGCTGCCGTTTGCGCGTTTCTTGTGCGGCCAGTGTTGCTTCAGTGAAGCGAGTGTGAAATGGCAGTGTCATTGCTGGCCGCCTTTCACAATGAACATCTTCATGGCATCCCACTGATTGTGATTGAGGCAGCTCATGGAAAGCATACAGTCAACGTATTCCATGAAAGTGGCTGGCAGCAGTACAGGCAGGCCGTGTTCATCAACACGAACCTGCGTGTACAGAATTTCGCCGATCGTTATGCCACAGACAGGTGTAAGACGTTCCATCACTTCACCTCCGGAACAACGATTTTCAGGCCATAGACGCTTGGGTAGTACAACTCCTCGCGGCCTTCCGCCTGCACCACAACGCGGCCTGTGCTGCCTGCCTGATGCGGAGCAATGAAGTTAACCAGCACGGCCTGATCGCCGCGGAAGTCGGTGATGGTGCTGCCCAGCGCCACACGTGCGCCAGTTTTTTCAACCACGATGTACGGCTCCGCTGGTGCGGCCTTGTCTTGCTGCGCATCCTGCAGGCTGGCTAAATTTTCTGTAGGAGTTCCGCATTGTGGGCAGTGTGGCCCAGCACTACGAAAATCAGCAGCGCGTTTGAAACTGCTGCCCTTCTTCGCGCCGCACCTTGGACAGTCTGCTTGCAGTGTGAAAACATCTGGTGAGCTGGTGGTGGTGGCCTTGATGGGCCGTTGCCGTTTGCTTTGCTTTGTCATAAAATCCTCCATACACATTATCAGTCATAGCATAATAAGGTGCAAGTGAAAAGCACCAGTGTTTTTCACTTTATCATGCTTTGTTTTCAATCACTTGCGCTTGTCATGCACGTACGAACGCAGCGCCAGCATCAAACCACGCTGGCCCTTATCCTTGGTTTTCAAGGCGCGCAACTTGGCTTCGTCAACAGTGTTGCGCGCGATTATGTGGTGCACGAACACTTCGCCATGCTGGTTTCCATGCCGCCTGAACCTGCGTATCGTCTGGTCGTACTGCTCAAAATCGTACGTCAATCCGTAGAAGCAGACATGCTTGCAGCCACCATATTGCAGGTTGAGGCCGTGGCCCATACTGGCCGGATGTCCCAGCAGCGCGTTCAACTTGCCTGCGTTCCAATCGCTTTCAATTTTCAAATCCTGCGTCATGCCGAATTCGCCCATCAATGGGATGTTCTTACCAAGCAGATTGCGAATGCGCGCCACGTCGTGCTCAAATTCGTACGCAATGAACAACGGGCTGCCCTGCAGCTCTTCGTACAGATCAAGCAGAGCTTCAGTCTTAGCATCGTGGATCATGGCCCAGCCACGGCGACGGCTGCCGTTGTCTTCGTGCGTGTACAGGCCGCCATTTGCTATCTGCGCGCATTTCGTCATGGAAGCTGCTGAGTTCACAGCTGTCACCACGTTGCCGTCAATTTCAGATATCAGCTCAGCTTCCATTTCGTCGTATATCTTGCGCGCCTTATCCGGCAACTCAACGCGAATGTTGTCTTCCACCACTTCCGGCACTTCAAGATAATCCTTCGCATCCAAGCTCATGATCATGGGCTTGATGCGCGCCTGTATCAGCTTTTCTGCTCCAGGTTTCAACTTCCACGTATATCCGCCATAGCCAGTTGGAAAGAAGTAGTTCATACGATAGTGCGTGATGTACGCGCCGAGCGCGTTGCCCATATCACATATAAAAATCTGCCCGAATAAATCAAGGTACCCATTCGGGTTCGGACTGCCTGTCAGTATCCAACGGCGCTTGAACGAAGACAGCGCAGGCTTCAGCAGCTTGAATCGCTGCGTGCTGGTGCGCTTGAACTTACTGCTTTCATCAATCACCAGCGTGTCGCAGTGCAGCTTGCGCCAGCGGTCGCCGTGCATAAGCCACGGCAGCCCATCAGGGTTGATAATGTACAGGTCAGCATCCTGTTCCACGGCCCATTCCTTGTCCTTGCCGTGCAATATCTGGTACGACAGACCGTTGAAGTCAGCCCACTTCTTTATTTCTGCAGGCCAGACCATGTAGCACGGACGCTTAGGAGCGATGATAAGCGCGTGTTTTAGAATGCCTTCTTGCTTGAGTATTTTTAACGCGGCCAAGGTGATGCTTGTCTTCTTCATTCCTGGCTCTAAGAACAGCCCTCCGCCGCCGTGCGTCAGCAAGTGTTTGACGCACTTCTTCATATACGGCAGCGGTTCCCACGGCACGCTCTTTGGCTCTTCGGCGCTGTTCAATGCACCATTTGAGCCAATCAATTGCCTTTTCCGGGCTTTCAAAACTTGCGACGTCATATCCTAGACCTCGTAATTTATTTATGATATGCTGCTGCAGCTTCCTTGGCTGCTTTCCTGGCTTCTTGAACTCAATCAGTGCTGGCCTGCCGCCATCAAGCCAGAAGCAACGATCTGGCCAGCCACGATTTCCCCACAGGTTCAATTTCGTTACTTCTATTCGGTTTCGCTTGGCCCACAGCACCACCGGATTCTCTACGTTCCTTTCTTGTGGTTTATTTCTGGGCATATACATTTCTCCTGCTGACACCTGAAGCACGTTTCATTTCCATACTTCAGCATGTACGCATTGTTTAGGTCAATGCCGTTGGCGCTGGCCACGGTAAACAGCCAAGCCTGACAATCGCCCAGCTCTTCAGCTAGATTGGCAGGGTCTCCATTGCGCAGCGCCTTTGCGACTTCACCTACTTCTTCAACCAGTCGTTGAAAGCACTTGTCAGGGCCGCGTCGCGCGATGGTGTTGTGGTACTTGTTGAAGTTCGTGTCTTGCGCAGTTTTCATGTCCATTGCTATTTCGCTCCAATGACAGGAATATTAGCTTGTATCTTGCGTTCGTTAAATTTCTGCAGAATGTCCCAGAATATTGCTTCTGGATGTTGCTGGTATTCGTGGCACAGCATACCGAATAGACAGCAGACCTGAACAGCATTCAGTTCTACAAGTTCAGCTGTCAACATTCTGCAGTCATGCTTGCTGCGCTTCAGTACTGGCACGGCCCACCATTGCTCTTCCTGAAGAAACAGAAGCGACAGTAATTTCCGGGTCGTGGCGCGAACCACGTGTCGTTCAGCATAGGCTTGACACGTGCCATCCATTCACGCTGCAGCACAGGCAGTTGATCACCATTGAATTCCGTAATGGCTTCATTCTGGCCTGCGGGCTGATCAAGATACCAGTGCTTCGTGATTACCTTGGTGGCCGTCGGGTACACCAGCAGCGCGCCCAAGGCGTACAGGCTGCGCTGCTTTTCGTGGTCTTCATAAATACGGCCAGACTTTACATCTATGACCACCACCACGTCTTCGTTGACCTTGGTGCGCTTGACCATGCGCGTTTCGCTTTGTAGATAGTGAGCATCCATCTTGATGCGCAGCCAAGCATCGCGGTCAAACCAGCCAGTCTTCTGCCATTCCTTGTTGAAGGCCCATTCCTGCTCGCACAGCGCCTGCACCTTGCGCAGCATGTCAAAGCCCTGACGGTGGCCCTGCAGCTCTTTAGGCAGCTTCTTCAGTATGCCTTCGGTAAACTGCTGGCTCATGGTGTGAACTTGGTTGCCGCGTTCGCTGTACTGGTTTTCTGGTTCCTTGCGCTTTTCTACGTGCTTGAACTTGGCCAGCGCAGGGCATTTCGCATAGTCGCTATAACGACTGTACGACCATGCTTCAATTCGTGGTGCGTTGTTCTTAGGCAAGGTTGCGCTCCTTCTTCTTAGCTTCAGCCTGCACCAGTTTCGTGCCCAGCTTGGTGAGTTCCGTCAGCGCATTGAAGAACGCTGTAATACTTTCAAACATTTCATCCTTGCAGTTCTGTGGTACTCGTTTCATTATGCCTCCTTCAGCTTTTCAAGTGTTCCCCAGTTCGGGCCGCCTTCACCATCGCTCAACATGGGCACGTCAACCTCAACGCTCTGCATACATTCACGCAGCAGCAGCATTTCCTGTTTGAACCTCTTGTGTGCGGCACTTATGTTATTTTCGTCGTGTACCGTAAGCAAGAACCTGCCTTCACGTTTGGGATGCTCATGGTACCGTATGATGCTTTCCTTTGTGACATCCGCGGCGCTGCCTTGAATCAGGTAGTTCAGTAGCTTATAGTAGAACTCCATGACACGCTGGAACTTCTTGCTAAACTTGGCTGGCTCAACAAAGTATTCACGTCCTCCCCACGTGCGTATGGGCAATCCACGTTTGGCGTGCGCCACGATAAGCTTCGCCAGCTGGGCCACTCCGGGCATATACTGATTCTTCGCAGCGCGTATTTCTGCCGCCGTGCGCACGTCTACGTTCATGGCAATGGCCAGCTCGCCCAGCCCACGTCCATAGATATCAGCGAAGTTCAATATCTTCACAGGATCACGATCCAGGTGTATGCCCGTTATTTCTTCAATAGCTTCCTGCACCTTGGTATGGATATCCAGACGCGGGTCATCGTTGTACGCACGCATCAAATCACCATCTTCAAAGTGGGCCAGCAAGCGCAGCTCTTGCTGATTGTAATCACGCCTTCCCCACGTGTCGCCTTTGTCTGGAAGCCAGTATTTCCTTAGACGCGGCAACGGCGGCAGATTTGGAAACGCCTTGGCTAGAAAGTCAAGGTACGGCCCAAAGTCTGCATCCTTCTGCTTTCCAAATACCTTGGGAATGTTCATGAAACTGGGATTGCTGCTGAATCTTCCAGTGCGCGCACCAGCGCCCTTTTCATTGCCGTGCGTCTGGCGTACTTGGTTCCAGTTCGTAAAGATGCGTCCACCGCTGGCCTGCGCCATGTCCAGCCACGTCAACATGAACATACTAAGACAGGTAGCCAGCCGTGAACGGTACCCATAGATGGCCGCCGTGGCCTTGTGATTGAACATGTCAATCGTCATGTTCTTCTTGGCGATGCTGCGCTTGCCAGTCTTGGTCAGTACCCAGTCTGTGACAATACCAGCCTTGTCCAGTGCATCCGCCATGTCAGCGTCAGCATCAATGTTCAAGTTCGGCGCCTTCAACTTCTTGCGCAGCCATTCGTCGCACCAGCCGATAGCCTGCTGATACATGCTGATGTCACGCTGCAGCGCAGGCAGGTCAACATTGACGCCATCGCGTTCGTTTTCCAGCATGATGGGCATCAGGTGCCGTTCGCGGTCGTACGATGCCTGCATTCCACGCGCACATATTTCCTTATGAAGCTTGTTGAACAGACGTTCAGTGCGCAGCACGTCACCGTCAGCATAACGGCCCACCAAGTCGCCTGGAGCCAGACATATATAGGCACCTGCCGTGCTAGGCTTGCGCTTGGCTTCGTTGACATTAGCCAGTATCCAGTCGTTGACGTTGTCACGCTCTGTAGGCTTCATTCCAAGTATGGCCTGCGCTGCTGGCTTCAGGCTCAAGCTGGCCGCATAGGGGTCATGTAGAAACAACAGGTACAACGTGTCTTCAATGCGGTTCCATTCTATCTTCGGCATCCCCATGTGAGTCTGCGCCACGTCAACGTCAAACTTCGCGTACTGAAACAGTAGCTGTTCGCCGCTGCGCCATGCGCCCAGCAGCACCTGACGCGCCTGCGCCTTGGTGCAGTTATTGGCCGTTGGATGTCCCCAAGCGTAGTAGCGGCTCTTCTTATCACCCTGTCCTTTGATGCTGAAGCCCACTGGAACAGGTGGATACGCAGGCCGCCGTTCTATGCCTTCGGTTTCAAAGTCTATCGTGATTGGCTTCGGTGTTGACATGCGCCTCCTTCTTGATAGGCGTCAGCAGTTCGCGGCGCTCACGGTCACAGCGCAGCTGGTTGAATTTCCCGTAGATGCGCATTAGAAAAGCTACGCGCCTCTTGTTGTTCTTTTCGCGTTCCAGCAATTGACGGCAACGCTTTTCATCTATCGTGCGCAGCGCGTCGTTCAGCGCTGTCCAGTTTGCCAATACCCTGTCTTGTGCCGCTACCACATTCACCTCCTAATACAGCGGCAGCCCTGCGCAGGCTGCCGCCTATGGTTAACGCGCGAACTTGCTGGGCTTGGCCGCTGCCTTGCCCTTGGGTGGAACTCGCGCTGGCGTTACGTTACGGCCACGCGCACCACGCTTGACGGGCTCAGCAGGTGCCGTGAACTCAGGATACGGGAACATGATTTCCTTAGCCACGGTCTTGGCCTTCTCAATCAGCTCGCCGATCTTGTCGCCGTCCTCAATCTGTTCAACCATCTTGAACAGCACCTTGAACTGCGTGTCGTTATCCGGTATCACCGTAATTTCAGTAATCACGGCCAGTGGCGGACGCTTCAACAGTTCGTCCAGCTGGCGCACGTACCCAGCCCAGCCCTTGACGCTGGTGACGGGAATATGCAGATACGCCACTTCGGCACCCATGATGTCTTCAAGGTCGCTTTCACTAATCAAGCCAAGACGGCGCTTGTTTCCGCACGCCTTGCCACGGCCAGTGTCAGCGCTTCCCCACTCATTCATGGCGCAGCCCTTGCACTGTTCGTTCTGCGGCTCGGGTGATTTTTCATGCGGAGCCAAGTCTTCCTCAACGCGAGCGAAGGCGTAGCATTCCGGGCTCTGTGGTACGGCAGAGTTGAACTTGCCCTTGTACCACGCATTGTGAAGCACGTGATCCAGGATAATCACGCGCATCTTGTTTTCAGGTATTTCAGCGCCTTGGTACTGCAGGCGGCCTCCCTGTAGTTTTATCATGTTGCCGCCTGCTCCAACGTTCTTTTCTGTTTCTGTGGCGGCACCTGCCAGCTTCGCAAGCTCAGCATCCCACTTGACGAGGCTGGTACCAGCAGCTTTCTTCTTGGCCATATTGCTCCTTATTTTACTTCTGTTATTTCTACTTCGTTGGTTGTGTCATCAATATAACTTTTCATGATGCGCTGCGAAAATGCTTCTGCCATCGCAGCTTGACTAGCCACATGTTTCTGTCTAGACAACAATAATTCATGCTCATGCCGCATAAACATTTCCAGGCGCTCAGCCTGCTGCGTATGCAAAATCCGCTGATGTGTCTTACGATGAGAAATGTCAGACACGAGCTTCATCTTCTTGCGTTGAATACCTGCAGCAATCTGCCAGAGATACCAAGCGCACAGACTGTACCACCAGCGACCTGCATAATTTTTCATTTTTTTTATTTTTCTACTTTCTGCGTTTCAGCGTTAGAGGCAAAACGCTTTTCGCACATTTCAAAATACATTGCGTATTCCTTTCTTATTTCAATTTCGTACAGCTAACCTTCTTCACCTGCATACGGCCCACGCCTGGAATCTGCTTCTTGCTGTCCCAGCGTTCCTGCACAGCGCCTTCGCTTACACGGCGCTGCATCAATTCAAACTCACCAGTCTTCTTCAAGTGACTGTAGAACTTGTCCCAGTCTTCAACGACTGGCTTGGCTGACTGTGTGATCTGAATGCGCGCCACACGGCCTGCGATGCCTGTGCTGTCCTTCGGCAGTTGATTGATGAAGAACTCGTTGAGTGCAGCCTCAACATCTTGCATCTTATTGATTTCGTGCTGCAGCTTATACCGTGCTTCACGCGTGCTGTACAGCAGGTCAGCGCAGGCGGCAGGGCTTTTCGGTATTTTGATTACCTTTTCAGGCATCTAATACTACTCCTTCAAAGAAGATACCGTGGCCGCCGTGCCGCGACCACGGGCTTTTCGCTACGGTATCTGCTTGGTGAACGCTGCGTTCAGGTTCACCAGCATATCACCGTTAGTTCGCGTGACAGTTACAATCACACGATCCAGGTTCTGAACTGCGAACGACGCGGTGCTCTGGCACACCTGATCATCATTCTGCACGGCCAGCGCGCACGTCAACCCAGTTGAAAGCACGGTGCCGCTGCGCTTCACCCACACGGTGACCAACACTGGGTTCTGCACGACCGTACCCTTTTCAACACTGACCACAAGGTTACTGATATGTCCGTCACCGAACACGATCTTCCCTGTATCGTTGAAGCCAGCGGCCTTGCTTCCGTCCGTATCGTTGTCAACCCAAGAATGGCTGCAGGTTTCATCCACTGTCTGGCCCACGCCGAACAGAGTGATGGTGGCCACATTGCCACCTGTTACGGCCGGACTGGACTGGCAATCACCTTCCCAGTTCTGCTCGACGGCCACAATCGTTGCGGCCTCGACGGTCGGCAGTGAAAACCAGCCGTGCGTCTCGAGCTTCACAACAGTTTTCTGCTGTGCAGCCTGAACGTGCATGCCACGAACGCGAGTGAACGACATTACAGGCGCTGCCACAGCCTGCGGGACAGGCGTCGGCGAAGGCGTTGCAATTGGCGTCGGTGACGGCTGCGGATTGGGCGAAGGTTTATTGTGATGTCCGCAGCCAGCGATCGCGAAGCTGAGGAACGTTGCCAGGATCAAGGAAACTAATCCTGAGTACATTGTTTGAGTAGTTCGTTTCATACTTTCTCCTTTTTAGTTTTCAAAACTTTTTGATGCGAACGCAACCAAGCAATAATCATTGCTTCAGACCACAACGCAAAGCCCTTTGGCACTCGAGCTTTGGGATTAGCATTCGCAACTAATTTTTCAATTTCTTTCACTTTCAATTCTCCTTCAGCAGCGCGACGTATTTCCATGGCTCTTTATCGCCGTCCATCGTGAACAGCAGTTTGCTCGCCTTCGGATCTGGGCCGTCATAAATATAGGTCAGGTAATCACGGCCCACTTCGATCCATACGCGTTGATCCTGGTGGAAGCACAGCGCGCCAGATCCGAAGTGCAGAGACGTCAAGGTAATCGCAGGCCAACGCGGCAGGATCGCAACGCGCTCCATCTTCGTCGGCCCTTGCACCATCTGGTAGCCAATCGGTTTCGGTTTGTATTTCGGTGCGCGCTTCATTTCTTTCTTCTATCCTTTCCAGATCTGCGTTCAATATCGTGGTACGCATCTGGACATTCATTAAACCACTGATTACCACTAATATCGGTTGAGCGACGTTTCGTGATTGGTCTTCCAGGAACTATTCTTCCTGGAGCGTCCATTGGCCATGAACCTCTAATGTCATGACGACAATCACCGCCACAGGTTGGACAAGGTTTTATGTCGCCACAAGATTTACAAGAAGATTTTTCTTTTCTTGTCATTTCTTGCCTCGTTTCTTTGTAGGTCTCTCTGCTTTCTTCTGCGAGACCTTTTCATGTCCGTTGTCTTGCCTCTGCGCGCCTTGCTGTTCAGATGCAGAACCAAGCCACGCGAAAAGATTATCGGAATCAGCATTGATTAGCTCCTCGTACACTTTGAAAATGTAATCCAGTTCCGGGTTCGTATCCATGTCGTACTCACCACGTGGGCCATACGACGCGATGTTGATGGCATAACTAAGGTTCGGCGTCCACGCAATGCGTTCCCCATCTTCAAGACGCAGCGCTACGTCGGCGGTCGTTATAGCATCAGTCATTCGCTGCAGCAGAAAGCCATAGTCGTCTATGATCTGCTGCTGGTATGAACGCAGGCCCACTGTGGCGAGCAGCACCACGTGAGGCAGAACTTCTGCGGGCAGGCGGTCAACCTTAATTACGTTGCCGCTGGCCAGCGCGATCACAAGGTTGCTAACGTTCACGGGGTTCTTGCAGCCGCTGAAGAAATATTCTGCCTGTGGTGTCACTTCATAACCTCCGACACTAGCTTTGCTACTTCGTCAACATTCTGTGGCGTATCACTTGACAGTAGAATGCCATTTCGCTTCACTGTCAAATTATCAAGAATATGTTTAGCGATGTTGACAGCGACGGATTCAACTGGCCGCCACAACTGTTGAACGTGAAACTGCGCTGCCACTTCGCAGGTCTTGCGCAGCTGACCTTTGTAGTCCTGCGAAAGTGGCAGTTCAAGATTGGGTTCAGCATGATGGCGCATCTCTTGTGCGTGGTTCGGTTCACATAGCGTTCTACCATTATTGTCAATGATGTGAACTCGTGAGTTGCGCCAGCGTATCGCACGAAAAGTCTTCATAGCTCATCCTCGTGCTTTCCATCGGTGCAGTCGCAAGACGTTATAACTACCACACCTACACGCGGTATCTTTACCAAGCTACGGCGCAGCTTTTCTGCCAGCTCCTTCGGCAGCTTGTGAGTTTCAATGACGCAATCTTCAGCCAGCTTGCGCGTGCTGTGCTGCGACACGAAACTTCCCTTGAAGAGGATAAGCCAATGCGGCGAAGGCACGACTGACCGTGGTGGCGTTATTCCACGATCTTCCATCTGCGTGTCAATCACGCGGTTCTTAGCCACGGCGCACCAGCTTTCCGTGACGGCGCACCGTTACGCCTGCAAAATCTTGCGCGTGCTGCGTGCGACCCTGCCACTCCTGCGCCAGCGCCGTAATCGCATCTAGGGCCGTGCCTGCCTGCACGCTGACCAGCGTCTGCTTGGCTCCAGGGTTCGTCGGGCTGGCCACGCCCTGCAGATCGTAGCGGCACACGGCGGCATAGAAGCCACCATTGGGCAGCGCTGACAGCACGATTCCAGGTGCCAGCTTGTCCAGTGGATACAGCTGCGTCAGCGCCATCAGGAACAGTTCCAGCATCGGTCGCTTCGCAAGTTCACGCTTGACTTTGTTAACGGCCTTGCGCGCTCGCTTGTTTTCAGCTTCCTTTAGCGAATTACGTTTTCTTTTCTTCAGTACCATAAGTTTCCTCACAGCTGGTTAACCAGCTACATACATTGTAACTGTGCAATTATACGAATGCAACGCTTTTGTTTTCACTCAAGGCTCTAAGTAACTTTCCTTTATATCAAAACCTTCAGCCGCGTCCAGATCAATGTCCAAGGCCATGCGCAGCAACCACGGCAGATTCGGAATGGCGTTCTGCGCCGTAATGTTCAGCACGTTATCAATTACTAGACCTTCGCTGGTGTTGGCCTTCAAACGCATCCTCAAAGTGGTGTAGTCTGTGAAGGCACGATAGAAATGCACACGAAAGATACCATCATCACCAGGACAGCGAGCTTCGCACTTGCCTTGAATGGAACAGAAGCGCTCCCAGTTGAACACGCACTTGTCCTGTTCTTTAGGGTCAACCGCTTCTTCCAGGAACTCACGCACCATGCACTGATACGGAGTTTCTTCAGCTTCAACCTTGCCGCCTATTCCGTTCAGCAGACCATTCTGCCATTCGGGTTTGTTCTTGCGTATAAGAGCCACCATGTTCAGGGCTCTGCAGAACAGAAAGCCCACAGTGTACTCTGTCACGGTCACTTGCTTTGTTCCAGCGTATGCGGCCAACGTCATTTTATCTTCTCCTTGATAGATGCACCATCGTTGAGCAGCGAACCCCATAGCTGCATTGGATCTTCAGGCGCTGGGTTGCTGCGTTCTCCCGGATGCGGAACGTCCACAGCCGGATCAAACTGCATTGTGAACAGCGTAGGCACGTCGTCAACGGCACGCTTTTCAATCAACTGTCGTTGCGGCTGCATTTCTAGTACAGGCAGACAGCCATCACAATAGAATGACTTGAACAGGTCTGGGCCTACGTGCCACTTCCGCACGTGGCTTGCCCATTCTACGCCACATCTGCCGCATATTCTTACGCGAGCAAGGCAGAAGCCACGATTTCCCCACCACACCATAGCCTGCTCAACAGTTTCCCTGCGATCAAGGCTGACGGGTGCCCACATCTGTTCTTTCGGCAGCCACGCATACAGATCACTCGGCTTCAAGTGCTGGTGCGGCATACTGCTAAGAACGCGTCTGCTGGTTCTCACAGTTTCACCCCACTCACAGTCTTGTCACCGTTGTACCTGCCACGTCCTTCGTAGCTGGCTTCGCGCGGCACCGTGCGTCCAGTGAAGAAAACCACCTGCCCGATGGGGTCGCCAGGACGGATGCGTATCTTGTGGTTCATCAGTAGATTGCTGATTTCAAGCGTCAGCACGCTGCCGTTCCATCCCGGGTCGCACCATCCAGCCAGCGAATGGTTGAGTCCCATGCGCGCCATGCTGCTCTTCAGCTTGTATTCCGCGGCCATATGCAGCGGTATGTTGAACACCTGTTCTGTGTGCGCCAGAACAAATTGTCCAGGAGCCAGCACGTAACCTTCTTCAGTCATGGTTACTTTACGACTGGGCATGGCGTCGCGCGCACGCAGATCAAGCACGTTGCTGTGACTGGCGCTGCCAAGGTTCTCCACCAGTATGTCTTTTCCAAGCGTAACGTCAATACTGGCGGCATTGACAAGTTCAAGCGGACAGTTCGTAATGACCCTGCCGCACAACTGCTTCAGTTCTGTATATGTTAGTATCCCCACTTATTCCTCCATGTTCTGCGTGGCCTGCCCAGTGCCTGCACAGCCTTCGCAGGTTGTGCCGCTGGCTACGGCCTTGAAACCACGCTGGGCCGTCAGTCCACGTCCACCACAGCTTGGACACTGATTACCCAGTAGCTTCAGTTGACGGTCGTAAAGCACACGGCGCTGTTCGTTGCCTATAATGGTATAGGCCGCCGTGAGTTCCTTAAACTTCTCAGCATCGCTGTTACTGCCTATATCTGGGTGCCACTGCTGCGCCAGTTGCAGATAGCGCGCCTTAATTAAGGCCGCTGGGCTGGCAGGCGGCAGTCCTAACACGCTGTAATGCGTGGCCGCACGGCGCAGCACCATGCGACATGCAGCTTTCGGCTTGCTTCCAAACTTGGCCATGTCAGTCCGCCTTTTCCAAGGTGGCATCCGCGATCATAGTAAAGATTGAGTTGACGCACCATCTGCCGTTTTCAAAGAAAGCATCGTCGTCAGCGATAGAATGGCTTTGCCCGTTAACTTCAACAAACGTACCATCAGGTTCCTGGACTCTGAAGGTATCACCCTTCTTTAAGTCTTTGAACTCACGTTTGACCCATTCAATACCAACCAAGACCAGCACAGTGCGCTTGGCAGGTTCCTCCTTCGGTAAATTGAATTCTTGGCGCACCCAAGCTGGTTCCCATTTTTCAGTAACGCAGATTGAAATGGGCTGCAAAGGTTCGCCGAACGTTGATAGGCGCAGGTAGATATCAGCACCTTCGTAAATCGCTTTACGTTGTTCCGGCGTGAATGTCCAACGTGACATAGCATTGCGTTGAGCATCACGTGATACGATGGCGCGTAGCGGTATGTATTGAGGTTGTTCTTTTGCAAACACAACTTCAAACTTTTCCATTCCTTCAACTACAGGGCCATCAAATGGATTCAAATACGAAAACATAGTTATTCTCCTTTTATCATTTTGCAAACTTGGCTTTCTTTTCCGTAAAGCTGTTCTTCCGTTCCAGGTCGTACTGCGCACCTAGCGCAGGCCCAGCCAATTTCATCAACCTGTCGGCGTCGCGCACGGCCCACAGGCGTTGTCGTCCATTGGTAGTGGTCAGCACTCCCATTCCTTGATACACCTTGTTGAACCCAGCGCGCCTCATTTCCCGTGCCAGCCCATTGGCCGTCACGCGTGACTGATTCGTTGGATCGTAGATGCGATGCAGCTCCTCGCTTGTCATAAGGCTGTACGCCAGCTTCTTTTCGCCCAGCACCAGCGCGCGGTCTGGATCTTCACGCAGGCTTGCGACCCACGTGCCCAGATCGCTGCGACCGCTGTCAATCATTTCGCGCTTGCTGCTGGTGGTCGGCGCGTGGCCCTGTGGATTAAAGCCTTCACAGCTGAGATTCAGCAGATGGTGGAACAGGTGTTCAGCGCCCTGCTCATTTTCCAGCCATCGCATGTAATCGTTGTAGAACGCGGTATCCATGGGCTTCCCGCGGACTTCGTGTATGTAGAAACGGCGGTCGGTGTCTTCCAGGAAGAATGCGTCAGGATGGTTACTGGTGAAGTAGTAATTGATATGATCAGGCACCGTGTACGATGGCACATACTTGGGATTGAGCCTCAACCGCTGCTGCGTAATCATGCTCTTCATGCGGTCAGCCGTATGGCGCTTGTCGCCGCCTGTAATTTCGTCGCCCATAACAAACTGCTTATGTTCTGCCCACTCGTTGTGATTGCTGTACAGGTCACGGTCACCGATCTCGGTGGCGTTGCTGCCATAGATCTTGAACATGGTGTAGCCAATCAGCGACTTGCCCGTTCCATGGTGTATTCCCCACAGTACGGCTGCGCTGTACAGCTTGCAGCCCGGATTCTGCAGCGGATAGGCCAGCCACTGCTCAAACCACGCACGGTCTTCGGGCTTGGCACCATAAAACAGGTAGTCAAGCAGGCGCTGCCACGGCTTGACGCTGCCTGCCGCTGGGTCACATCCCCAGCCTGCCCACGTATTCAAGCAGCCCTGCACCACGCGGCCCTGACCGGGTTCGTACGTGATGCGCTGCACCGTTGCTCGTTCTGGCCACTTCAACCACTCACGCGCTGCGCTGCGCTCCACCATCTTGGTTGTCTTGTCAGTCTTTACTTCTTCATAGTAGATGCGCGTGCTGTAGGCATGTTCCACGAACGCTCCGGCCGTCATGCGCTGCAGGTTCTCAAGCTTCAAGATCAGGCCTGGATCTGTTACGTACACCACCTCCTCGTTCAAGCTGTACAGTTCTTGAGCCGCACGCCACAGCTGAGCATCCTGCAGCAGCGCCATTAAACTGTCGGCTCCCTTGGCCACTATGTAATCGTCCAGGCCACACTTCTTGTCCTTTTCCAAGGCAGGTAGGCGCGCTATATAAGGTAATGCGCCCTGCAGCATAAGTTCACGCGCCAGTGAGTTCTCAGCCTTGATCACGTCATTGTTACAGCTGGCATCGCTGTCGTAGCATATATAAACGGTGCGTTCTTTCCACAAGAACTGACTGAACTGCTGCAGCAGCGGCATATGCTGCGCACCACTGCGAAAGCACCACACACCTCCCAGCCCTATGGTGGGCAATCCAGCCTTGGTGGCGCAGGCCGCCTTGAACTCACCTTCTGTAATGATGATGGGCTTGTCGTTCTGGTGGGCATATTCGTGCCAATCTATAAACGGCGGCAGGTACAGTTCATTCAGGGTTTGCCGTGGCTGGGCATAGCGAAACTTTTTCAGCTTATCCGCCACCAGCGCCTTGAATCCCTTGTCATGGCCATATTCCAGGTAGCGGAAGCGATAAAACTTAGTGGGCCTGCCGTCAATGTCAAAGTAAGGTATGAAGATGCCAGCGCGATGGACAGGCAGGCCGCTGAACTTAGTTTCAACATCATGGGCTGTGTATGCCTGTAGATGCAAGGTGCTGGCATCCTTCTTGGTTAGCGCGCTTTCTTCTAGTTTTAACACCATCGCAGCCTGAACCTGCTTCAAGCTGTCAAACTGGCTGCTGCGCACGTGGCCGTTCAAAGACAGTGCCGTGCGAGCAGCTGATCCCGTCAAGGACATAAGCTCTGCTCCAGTATTTCCCAGTATGAAAAGGGTCGGTGATGCCTGCGCACCACCAAGAAACTTTGATTGCTGTAATGCGGCCTTTATTAAAACCTGTAATTGCTCGCTTGTAAATAGCTGGTTTAACCAGCAATAATGCGGGTGCGCGCATGTTGAGGTCTGCGCTTCTTTGAATCACGCGACTGAAACAGAGGATATTACATTACTTGACTCCTATACTATATACTAACTTGCTTTATACCACTACTTGTGGCCCTTTTACTATATTGATGTGTAATATGTAATTGTGTAATATGGTATAGATTCTGACTGCGCTTTTATTGGACAGAATGCAAATTACACATTATTACACTGCTCTTTTCTCAGTACCAAAACCCGGATGCCGTCCAGCATATATGCGGCCCATAACACAATCCGGTACTCAAATCTTGACTGAACAGTGAAAACAAAGTGCTTGCACCTGCAGTGCTGGTGCTGCGACCATGCAACTGTATCCCAAAATCTTTAGCGAATTGCAGCGGGGCGAGTGTAAAGAATTGGCAAAGCCATCTACATCACGGCGCACGAAGAAGTTGACCATCATGGATCGTAGACGTGCTGCGGATAAGAAACGCGTTCACTTGGGAACTATTCCCACCACCATGAGTGTGAGGCCACCACGCGGCACCATAGAGGGCAGCTATAATCACAAGAAGAAAGCCACGCTGGCTTGGATTCGCAACATAGTGGCTCAACTGCACTTGACTGGACAGTTCACAGGCGAAGACATTTCTGCGTACATGATGGATGAATACGGCATTCGCATTCCAGCTGCCACGGTGCGAACACATATAGGTGTCATGCGCAAGGCGTGGCAGGCGCAGGCCATGCAAGATACGAACAGCCAGATAACAGAAGAGCTGGCAAGGTTGTCGCAGCTTGAACAGTATGCTATCAACACTCTGCGCGATGGTGGCCTGCGCGTTAGCGAGCAGGGTACCTTCATACAGATTGGTGACAGCGTTGACTTCTGCAACATAATGCTGAAGATCAGCAAGCGCAGGTCAACGTTGATGGGACTGGACAAGGCGCAGAAAATAACGCTGACAGATGCGCGCACCAGCGAACTGAGCGATGAAGAGCTAGAAGCTATCATTCGGCAGGCCAAGAGCAAGGAGGCCGAAGAGTAATGGCAGCCAAGCGCACAGTTCGTTCTTCGCGTGCCGCTAAAGGGTCGGCACCAGCACAGGGCGCAGCAGCGGTGACGCGGTCGCAAGGCCGTGATGCTGCGCCTCCCTCCTCACAGCTGCTGGTGCAGGATGCGGCCCTGGAATTGAAGCACAGGCGCAGCGCTCGCAAGAACATCATAGAATTCTGCACGGCCACGCATCCGCATTACCAGCCGAACTGGCACCACAAAGTGATTGCCGAGTACCTTGAGAAGCTTGAAAGCGGCGAACTGCAAGATAACCTTATGGTGTTCGCGCCACCACGCCACGGCAAAAGCGAGCTGGTGGCCATTCGGTTCCCTGCGTGGGAACTGGGCCGCCATCCTGATCACCACTATATTGCCACGGCCTACGGTGACGAACTGGCTGCTACCTTTAGCAGAGCGTGTCGCAACGTAATCACTACGCCACAGTATCAAAGATTGTGGCGGCACCAGCTTAAGACCAAGAACGACACGAAATGGGAACTGGTGCGCAAGGATGACGATCAGCGTGCCAGCTTCATCAGCAGCGGTATTCTATCTGCGCTCACAGGTGAAGGCGCAACGCATCTGTTGATTGATGACCCAGTTAAGAATGAGGAAGAAGCGTACAGTAAGAAAGTACGCGACAAGATTGATGCGAACTACCTAACGGCGGCCAGCACGCGCCTCGCTCCCAACGGCAAGAAAGTGTTGATCATGACACGCTGGCACACTGACGATCTGGCTGGTCGCTGCCTTGAACGCGCAAAGAAGGACAAGGTTGCCGATCAGTGGGTCGTTGTGGTGCTGGCCGCTACGAACGACGATGGAAGGTCAAGCTATGTCTGGAACACTCGTACTGGTGATAAGCAGTATTTCAACAAGTATGCGGCTCTGTGGCCTGAATGTTACCCTCGTCATGAACTTGACCGTATCAAAGCAAACCTTGGATCTGTCTATTGGACAGCTATGTATCAGCAACAGCCCGTTGAAGCCAGTGGACAAATCTTCAAGCGTGAGAACTGGGCCTACTTTGATGCAATACCTGAACTCCAATACTTGGTGCAGGTCTATGATGGTGCGTGCGAGGAAGGACAGGAAAACAATTACAGCGCCAGTATCACGCTCGGCAGCACTGGCACGCAGTACCCCATTCTGGATTCGTGGCGTGACAAGGTCAACTTCCCGAAGTTGATGGCTGCGGTGTACGATCGCTGGATGGCGTGCGCCAAACTGTACAGTCGCTATCCAGATAAGCTGGTGGTTGAAAACAAAAGCAGCGGCATTCAAATCGCGCAGCAGATAGAAGCGAACAACTTGACAGGCGTGTGGACGTTCCCAGATGGCGTGACAAGACGCGTGCCGCCTGTGCCTGTGGTGCGCGTGCCTGCAGCCGTAAGCAAGGTAATCAGGGCCAACGGCATCAGCGGATATCACGAAAGCAAGCTGATCATGCTGCCGCGTGGCGCAGAATGGCTTTCTGACTTCATTGATGAGCATGCACTGTTTCCAAAGGGCATCAACGATGACTGGGTGGATTGCACAGTGCATGGAGTGACGTTCTACACGCGGCCCACGGAAGACCAAGAAGTAGCCACGGAATACTATCAACCGATTACCATCAGCCAAGAGCTTGATGAGTTTGACTATCACAATAGGAACTGGTGATTATGAAAGTTTTGCATTGGCTGTTTGATATAGGGCATCCCATACAGTGGTACGGAATTGTTCCGTTCACAATATGGATGTTCATTTTCAGTATCTGGGCATTCACCTTTGGGCCTGCAGAATACGCAGGCGGGAAGCGTTGGCACGGTATGTGCTACGCGACAGACATTCTACGCTGCCTGCCGCGTGCGTTCTGGCTGGCCGCTGTAGTGGTGGCGTTCATTCACTTTGATTTCCACCGTAAGACGGTGGCCGTGGTACAGCATTTGATTGGAAAGTAAAACTAAGAAACGAGGAATCTATGCATCTGTTAGGTGGTATCGCAATTCTGCTGTTCACTCTGGGTGTGCTGGCCATCGGCACCGTGTACACTCCAGTCGCAACTGGTGGAAAGCTTGCTTCCACAGTTCTCACAACGGCCCTTGTGGCAGGCGCATCGCCTTCTTCATTCGCCAATGATGGTCAGACTTTTCTGTTTGTCCGCGTGGGCGCAACGCCTACGACCATAGCGTTTCAATGTCCGCCGTGCGCGCATGGGCGAGCATTCAGTAATCCACTGGTGCTGGCCATCAACCAAGACTATATGCTTGGGCCGTTTCCGCAGGTGGAGTTCAATGATGGTAATGGTGCCTGCAACTTCACGTTGACTTCTGTGACGGCCATCAGCATCGCAGCGGTGAGG